GCACAGAGTACAACCAAAAGAAAGTAAAGTTTCCTAATGATGCTTCTGTTATCGGCAAAATATTGTCTGTTAAGTGTGAAATTGTTAAGGATAATTTGCCGATAGAATCTGAAAATTTGCCGTTAGAATTGACTGAATAGGAGGTGTATGTATATGGAAGAAAAATTAGTTACAAAGAATGATTTGTTAAATAAACTTCGTGCATATAAGACAACTCCTGATGATGAAAATATTCAATATAAGAAAAAGATTGAGAAAGCACTTATGCTTAATCCATGTCTTTTATATGCGCTCAATGAAAAATCATTAGAATCGGAACTTTTTGATGATGATGGTAATATCAACTGGGAATGGAACGAAGATACAAAAGAGTATGAACCTCTTGGGGAATGGGATAGATATTTCGGTGGAACATCCAATATCCGTCCTTATTTATTTATTCCTGATACCCAGACTGAAGTAAAACATTATATCTGTTACCAAGTATCTTTTGATGAAATGCCTCGCTATCAGGATACATTAAAGTATACGAATGTTACATTTACTATTTTTGTTCATGGTAATGACAGAAATGATAAATTAACAGGTATTCCAAGGCATGACCTCATTGCTTCTATTATAAGAGAGCGATTTAATTGGTCTAATATATTTGGTATGCAAACACATCTTGT